GGACGCTTTTTTAAGTGAATACCAAAACAGCCCCCGCAGTCAGGATGTAGAAAACGCTTTTGCTTTAGTGCCAGCCGACATCGGCAAAAAGCTAAGCGGGATACCGCGGGGATTTGTGCCAGACTGGGCCGAGCAGCTAACCGCATTTTGTGACGTTCAGCAGGATGCCCTGTTTTACCTGGTGGCTGCCTGGGATCAACAATTGCGCGGGCATGTGGTGGACTACGGCAGTTGGCCTGAGCAGGGGCGGCAGTATTTTACTAAGCAGGATATTAGAAAGACGCTGCAAGAGCATTATGGCGTAGCAACGGTACAGCATGGACTGCTGGCAGGTATTACCGAGATTAGCGAGCGACTACTGAGCAAGCAGTACGCCTACCAGACGCGCGGCACAACCAGCGTTAACCTACTGCTTATTGATGCCAATTGGCAACCCAGCACGGATATTGTCTACCAGGTAGCCAGAACACTTGGCGCAGGCCGGCTGATGCCCTGGCACGGTAGATACGTTAGCGCGACGACAGCCCCTATTGAAAGCTGGAAACGGGAGCCAAGCGACAAAGTAGGGCCAGGCTGGAAAACGCAGCTGGGCCGGAGAAATCAGCGGCACCTGATTTGCGATGTGAACCAGTGGAAAACCGTAGTAGGCCAGCGAATTAAGACGACCGACGACAAAACAGGCATTACGGTGTTCGGGGATCGCCCAGATACCCATGCAATGCTGGCCGACCATTTGAGCAGCGAGTACGCCATAGACTCTAGCAGCGAGTCAACGGGCCGGCGGGTGCTGGAATGGAAGTTAAGGCCAAACCGCGACAATGAATGGTTTGACGGCCTAGTGGGTTCAGCCGTGGCAGCCAGTTTTCTAGGTGCAGCCCTGCCAGGCCAAACCCTGAAGCAGCACAAGCAAAAAGTAAGCTGGCGTGAGCAGCAGCAGGCCAAGCGGCATACTCGGTAAATAATTTCCAGCCAAGGGACTTGGAAAAATAAAAAGGAGTTTCCATGAGTCAGGGTCTGACCTGCCCAAAGTGCGGCTGTGCTGATTTGCGGGCATGGACAACACGCAACTCAGGTGCCACCAAAAGCCGCGTCAGGATTTGCAGGAATTGCAATCATCGAGTGCTGACAGCGGAAAAAATTTTGGGCAATTTGTCCAGTACTGGACGAAAGCCAAAAGATAAGCCGCCAGGCAATTGACTAGCCTTGCCCTATTTCAAAAACTTGGGGCATGAGCAACCCCAGCGACCTTGAAAGCACGATTGAAACCGCAGCAGAGAATCCACAGTCTGCGAGCGTAGACGGTGTGACCGTAACCCAGCGCAGTTTGTCGGAACTCATCGAAGCCGATAAATATCTACAAGCCAAAAAGGCATCGAGGCGCAAAAATCGAGGGCTGCGTTATACGCGGATAGTGCCGCCAGGTGCAACTTGATAAAGTTGTTTAGGCGACTATTTCCAAAAACCAAAACACGGCTGGTAAGGGTGCGAGCGAAGTACGACGCAGCCCAGACCACCTACGACAACCAGCGGCACTGGGCAGCGGCAGACGACCTATCGGCTAAAAGTGCTAACAATGCCCATGTGCGCCGGCAGCTAAGAAAACGCAGCCGCTACGAAATCAGCAACAATTCCTACGCCCGAGGCATCGTTTCTACGCTGGCTAATTACACCATCGGCAGCGGGCCGACGCCTGGAATTACCTATCTGGGTAATATGCTAGAGCGCCAGGACGTCAGCGAACTATCTGCCGTCGTCATGCGGCTATTCCATGAATGGTGGCAGGAGGCCGAGATCCAAAACAAGTTAGCAACTGCTGGCGAAACAGTGCCGCGGGATGGTGAGGCGTTTTTCACAAAGTACACCAGCGCTAACCCGTTTTGGCGTTCACCAGTGCGTCTGAATGTTAGGCTGCTGGAAGCTGACCAGTTTGAAACTGACAATTTGCAGGGCCAACTTGGAAGCGACGAAAGCGGCGTCGAGTTAGACCAAAACGGCGACATTATGGCCTACTACCTGTTGCCCTATCACCCAGGCGACACTTTCAGCCCTATTCAGTCAGCGATTAGAGTCAGCGCCCGCGATGTGTACCACCTGTACCGAGCCGACCGACCTGGGCAGCTGCGTGGCATCCCCTGGTTAACGCCCTCGCTAAATATCTTTGCCCAGCTGCGTAGATTTGTTTTGGCAACGCTGACCGCAGCCGAGACAGCCGCAGACCATGCAGCCGTATTAGAGCAAATGGCCGGCGCCGATGACGAAGATCAGGCCGAACCCTGGGAGCGCATGGAAATTGAGCGCGGGGCCATGGTAACGCTACCAGCCGGCGCCAAGCTGAGCCAATTCAAAGCTGAACACCCCAACGCAACGTTTGAGCAATTTATTACAAGCATGGTGCGTGAGGCGGCCCGCTGCGTAGATATGCCAGCAGTGCTGGCTATAGACGCCTCCAAGTACAACTACGCGTCTGGCCGGCTAGACCTGCAAGCGTTCTGGCGAACCCGCGGGGCTGAACGCGTTTTGATTTACGAGCGACATTTTTTAGACCCGCTATGGCGCGACTGGCTAGATGAAGCCCTGTTAATACCTGGCTATCTGCCGGATTTGTTTGCCGAGACTGCCTACGACTGGGCGCCACTATGGCGCTGGAGCGAAGCCGAGCATGTGGATAGAGCCAAAGAAGCAGCCGGCCAAGCTGCCGAGCTGGCGAACCATACCACGACGCTAGCCCGAGAATATGCCCGCAGGGGTTTGGACTGGGAAGATGAGCTAAAGCAGCGAGCGAGGGAATTGGAAGTTATGCGCGAACTAGGGCTCACCGCAGCCCAGGCACAGCCGCAGCCACAAGCCCAGCCGCAGCCGCAGCCACAGCCCATCGAGCAGCCACAGGAAATAGAGGACAGCCCAGAGGATGCAATCGAGGACGACCTAGAGGACTCGATAGAGGATAGCCCAGATGAAGCCTGAACGAATTGAATTGTCAAGCCAAGCCACGATCCAGCTACAGACTGACATTGAGGGCGTACCAGCCAGGCCAACGGTGGCCATTAACGCTTACAACGGTGGCCCAGTACGCGTAGGCGGCTATCGGCACCCAGTTGTTATCGACCTGGAAAGCCTACAAACGCCAACCAGCATACCGCTATTTAGAAACCATGATAGCGACCGCATTATTGGCCATGGATCGCCAACAGTGCTGCCGCCTAACCGACTGGACATTGGCGGCGTGATTAGCGCCAGCAGCCCAGACGCTGAACAGGTTATCGACCTGGCGAAGGGCGGTTTTCCATGGCAAGCATCAGTAGGCGTGGATGTGATCGCCAAGCCCCAGTTTTTGGCTGATGGCGAAACAACCATGGTAAATGGATCAAAGGTAAATGGCCCCGCATATGTTGTGCGAGGTGGTGAGTTGTACGAGGTAAGTTTTGTGACACTAGGCGCAGACCGCACAACCAAAGCAACGGTGGCCGCGCAAAGAGAGGAAACTGAGAAAATGGAAGATAGAACAGAAAGCACAGACTCGGCAGACGTTCAGGGACTGTTTGACCAGATCAAAATGGAAAAGCAGCGACAGAAGGAGATTGTTGATATTTCCAAGCGATACATTGAACTAGGCTACGACGTCAACACCGTACAGGCAGCCGCAACCCATGCCCTAGACAACAAAACCGACGCACAGCAATTTGAGCTGGGCCTGGTACGCAGCAGCCGCGGCGTGAACATCCGACGCAGCAGCGGCCAAAAGCTGACCGGCGAGGTCATCGAGGCCGGCCTGGCATTGGCAATGGGCAGCGCGTTTGACAGCGAAAAATACTACAAGCCGCAGGCGCTGGAAGCTGCCCGAGAAAACTGGAAACGTGGTTTGACCGTTACCGAGTTTTTGAGAATGGCAGCCCGCAGCAATGGCTGGACGGGTGAAAGCAACAAGGACGTTAAGAGCTTGCTGAGAGCAGCATTTGCCCCAGTCGAAGCCGCCAGCGGTGTATCGACCTACGACGTATCGGGCATTTTGTCTAACGTCGCTAACAAGATGATTATGGACGCCTTCAACGCAGTCGATAACGCTTGGCGACAGATCGCCCTCATTAGCCCAGTTAGCGACTTTAAGCAGATGGAAACGTATAGCCTAGTAGGCGACGTTGACTACGAAAAGCTGGGCCGCGGTGAGCGAATCAAACACGGTACGCTGAACGAAGTTCAGTACACCAACCAGGCCGACACCTATGCCAAGTTTATGGGCATTGATCGCCGCGACATTATTAACGACGACATGGGCGCATTTAATCGCGTTCGTCAGCGTTTGGGCCGTGGAGCTGCAACTAAGCTCAACAAAGTGTTCTGGACTGAGTTTATGGACAACTCATCGTTTTTCGCCTCGGGCAACAACAACTACATCAGCGGTGCGACGACTAACCTAGCAAGCGAAGGTCTGCGCCAAGGTGTAGAAAAGTTTATGAAGCAGACTGACCCAGACGGTGAGCCATTGGGAATTATGCCTCGCATTTTGCTAGTGCCGCCCGAACTGGACTCCATTGCCCGTGAGTTGTTTGTTTCGACTAACAACAATACCGGCGGCGCTGCAACGACCGAGCGAGTACCAAACGCAAACGTCTTTGCTAACCGATTTATTCCGGTTTCGACCCCGTACTTAAGCAACAGCACTTACACAGGCTACAGTACAACTGCCTGGTATCTGCTGGCCAGCCCAGCTGAAATGGCAAGCATTGAGGTCGTTTTCTTAAACGGCGTGGAAACGCCGACCGTGGAAATGGCCGACGCTGATTTTGATTTGCTGGGCATTTCCATGCGAGGCTATCACGACTTTGGTGTTAACCTGATGGAAAAACGAGCTGGGGTTAAGAGCAAAGGCGCAGCATAGTGGACTTACTTGCCAACGGCGCTGAGTGGCTGCGAACGCAGCGGAAAAGCTATCTAGGGCAAACTGTGGTGTATGCCCAGGATGGTGATACCGTCAGCGTTACAGCCACCAGCGCTGAAACCAGGTTTGAGACAGATACCGGCGACGGTGTTCTGTTAACTGGTAGGCAGGTGGATTGGTTGATAGACGTCGCAGATTTAGAGGGAACGCTGGGTGCAGGGACGCGCCCGCTACCTGGCGACAGGATACAGGCCGGCAGCGGCGCATCAGCGATCCAGTACACCGTTGTACAGATCGGTGGTGAGGCTGCTTGGCGCTGGCATGATCGCCAGCAAAAGACATTGAGGATACACAGCATTGAGACAGGAGCCGGCGCGATATGAGCAGCGTCTGGTTTGGCCTGAGAAACAAGATTAAGACACAAATCAACGGTTTGACTGGCTACGAAACCATAGTGGCCAACATTCCGACGATAGACCGCGCCGAACTGACCGCACCTAAGATTTTGGTAACGCCAGCCGACGCAACGATTGGATTTAGAAACCGCAGCAACACACCAAAAACCATGGCCGTGTTTGTTGCGTTTTTTGCGCCACTTGGTACCGATACCGCAACCTGGGACGACGATGCCGAGCTGTGGCTGGGTGATGTAGAGTTGATACAGAAAAACCTGATGGACGACCCGCCCGAGGGCTGGCGAGCTATTGAGGTAGAGTGGCCGGTACCTATCAGTGAGGATAGGTGGCGAAATTACAGCCAGTTTTCAAGTGTGTTACGAGCGAGTTACGAGGAACTAGCATGATCGAGAGTATCGAGGAACTAGAAACGACGCTGACCGCTGGTATCCCCATGAGTGGCGGCCTAATGAACAAATTAGGCGTGATTGACCGCCTACTGGACAAACTGGGCCAGCTAGTGGCGTTCATTGGCGACCTGCCCAAAGAGAAAATCCTAGAGATGCTGGGCCAGGTGTACGACGACTACATTGGGCCACTAGACATCCCAGGCATTCCTAACATCCTGATTGAAGCGCAACTGGATGCCATGCTGCGCGAAGTGTTTTTGGCTATTGCGTCAAGGATTATCGACCGTGTTAATCAGCAATAACCGCGCCCAACTTATTTTTGATTTGCTAATGCTGACCTCGCTATTGTCGTTCGGTCTAGTGCTAGGCTGCCAGCGCGGCCAGCCAAAGGTAGAAACGACCGCAAGCCGGTTTTTGAAGGATTACGCAATTGGCATGAGTGGTGCGTTTATTGAAGCAGCAGCCGCAGTGGAGAATGGTGTAATCAAAACCGATGCAGAGCTGCTAGAGTTTTTGCAACCAGTGACTGCCCAAGCGCGCAAAGAGGCAGCCATTGGCATTGACCAGTACCTTGAAAACAACCTAAGCAACGGCGAGCTAAAGAAATCAGACGTTACCGTACTACGCGACCTCGGGCAGCAGTTTAGGGGCGTTTATGGACGATAACTACGGCTACAGATTAGACCTCGAAAACCGCGACGCAATTATTGAGCAATCGCCAGCGTTTTTGCTTAAAATGAGTACCGAGCCAGAGCGCGTAGACCCGCGGCCAATTTTGGTTACAGAGGATCAGGGCAGCATAGGCAGCTGCCAGGGCCACAGCCTATCGAGTTGCTTAGAGTGGTGCCACTATCTGGCGACTAAAGGCCATTACCTACAACTGAGCCGGCTATTTGCTTACCTGGGATCGCAGCGCCTCGATGGCATTATTGGCGATAACGGCAGCACGTTACACGGTGGCGCCAGGTTAGCCAAAGACTACGGTATTTGCCCAGAAAACATCCTGCCCTACCCAGTGCCAGCGGTTTACCCCCGCGGTGGCTGGCAAAGCATGAGCAGTGCAGCCTGGGACGCAGCGACAAAATTCAAGATCGCCACAGCGCAGTTTATCGAAACCGAGCCACAGGCTAAGACCTGGCTAGCCGCAGGAGCTGGGTTAATCAACATCGGGATCGCCTGGGGCCAGGCAATGACGCCAGACAGCCGTGGTTGTATCAAGTCATTCAGGCCAGGTGGTGGCGGCCATGCAGTTGTACTAGGTGGCTATTTACCAGATGCGGCTGTAGGGGTCAGCAGCGGTGACGGATATTGGTATTTATTGAACAACAGCTGGTCAAAACGCTGGGGCATGAGTGGCTGGGCCTATGTGGCCCCTAGCGCTGTACGGCAGATGTTGGAATCAAGATTTACGACCTTCGTTGGCCTGAGCGATATGACCGACGTCAAGCCGCGAGAAATCGACTTTACCGAGGAGAGCGCAGTAGCATGATTACAACCATGATTTTAACCCTAGCACTTGCACAGGATTGCCCTAACGGCCAATGCCAGATGCTCCAGAAGCCGGCACCAGCCGCAGCGGTGGTAGTAAGCCAGCCAGTGCGCAAGATGGTTAGCAAGCCAGTTAAGCGAGTGCGTTTGTTTGGCCGTAAGCTGCTGCGTGGCTGCCGATGATTAACCTGAGGCTCGATTTAGCAAAGGTGCAGTTTAACGCGCGACCTGTGCTATCAGCCAAAGACAAAGGCACCAGGCGAGCGCTGGTGAAAGCCGGCGCGTTTGTTCGCAGCGATGCCAAGCGAAGCATGAAAAAACGAAAGCGGCCAGCCGAGGAAGGGCAGCCGCCTAGAGAGGTAAAAGGGCAGTTAAAGAAGTTTTTGTTTTTTGTCGTAGACAAAGCTCAAAGCGTGACCATAGGGCCGATCAAGCTGAGCAACACCAAAGCACCTGGAACTTTGGAATACGGCGGAGCCAGAACAACGATGAGGCTTGTGAGGGGAAGAAAGCAAGCAGTAAAAGCTGATTACAAGCCGCACCCCTACATGAACCCAGCGCTCGACAAAAACGCACCAAAGGTACCGAAGTTATTTAAAAACGCATTTAGATAAGGATCGCAAAAGATGGCAGTGCTAAAAGGCATAGACTGCAAGGTCTACCGCAACTCGGCTAGCTATGGATCGCCCACCTGGGCGCTGATTAACCCAACGATTGAAGTGACTGTTAACCTAGAAAACAGCACGTTTGACGCGTCCAACCGCGATAGCAACTACAGGCTACAGCTGCCAGCGCTGACCGACATCAGCGTAGATTTGCGGTTCCACAAGGACAAAGACGACGCAGATTTTTTGGCACTGGAGACCGCAGCGCAGACCCGAGTAAATTTGGATTTACTAATTCTGGACGGGCTGCAAACGGTAGCCACTAGCGATGGCTGGCGCATTCTGGGATTCTTTAGTAGCTGGACAGAATCGCAGCCGCTGGAGGATGCCATTACCGTAGACGCAACCTACGTTCCGGCAGCGGTGGCTAACGCTGTGGCAGTAGCAACGGGAACGGCGCCCCCATGATGACTTTTAGCGATGGACAGAAAACCTGGCATCTGCGCTGGACAGTAGGCGTCTGCCGAGACTGCCAGGGATTGCCATACCTTGATGCCGAGGGAAATGAGCAGCGGCTAAACCCAGGACTGATTGAGTTATGGTTTCCAGCGCTGTTTACTAACCCTGTGCTAGTCTGTGATCTAGTTTGGGCCGCTGCTCGAAAGCAACACCTAGACCGCAGCAAAGAGCAACTAGAGGACGTATTAGCCGGCGAAACGATAGACGCAGCCAGGGAGGCGCTACTCGATGAAATCCTAAATTTTATCAAGAGCCAGGTAAGCCGTTACAAAGTGCTGAGCCTGATGAGGAACCAGGCCAGGGTGGCACTAGAGGAAAGCTACGCGGAAATAGCAAACCAATTGACGGGTACAGATTATCAATTGAATGCGCAGGGGAAATCGGAATAGACCCAACTGACCTGACGCTGGGCGAGCTGCTGCTGATGGTAGGCAGTAGGCGCAAAGCAGAATGGGCCAGGGCGGGTACAATAGCCGCAGCAGTGTACAACGTACACAAACGCAAAGGCGGCAAAACAATTAAGCCAAGCGATTTTTACAAGCCGCTAGGCGAATCAAATGTGAGCTGGAAACAGGCAGTAGAGCAGTTTAAGAAAAGGAAACCGAAGCAATGAGTCAGGCCGAAGTAAAGACAGTGACAGACATTTTGCCCTATGTGCCAAGCAGCGCAGCGGCAGCGGGTGACGTAGCCCGAGTTGGAGGTATTTTAGGCGTAGTAGCAACCGACCTCGCAGCCAGTGAGCGAGGATCGCTAGTAGTCAATGGCACAGTCAAGCTGCCTAAGATTACCGGCGCTATTACCCGCGGAGCTAAGGTATTCTGGAACCCAACCGGCGACCCTGTAGGCGGCACAGCCGGCAGCGGCGCGGCGACCGTAACGGAAACCTCGGGCAGTTTTGTCGGCTACTGCGTGGAAAGCGTAGTCAGCGGCGACTCGTCTGTAGTGGTCTATTTGACCGGCGCAGGCGAACAGGGCGTACAGCAAAAGCGTTTCCGAGTCACAACCGCCCAGGTTAACGCAGGGTTCACCTTGTTGCCAGCGATTGCAGGGGTTCAGTATCAGCTGGTCGATTTGGCATTGATCGCCATTGGCGGCAACGCTGCTACAGCAACTGGCGTCATGGTGCGCGGAACCCAGTCGGCCAGCGTGGTTAAGCTCATGGACGCCAAGGTAGCTGGACTAACCCAGTCAACGCTGCTGCGAATCGGAACGGCCACCAACGGTGTTATCCTGGCCGATGGCGCATCATTTGTGCCAAACGACGCCAATACGGCTATCACCATTATCAAGGACGGTAGCGACCTGGCGACCGCAACGAACATCGACGTACTAATTAGCTACAAGACGGTAATCAGCTAACGCGGGGCCGCTATGGCATCCAAGCAAGGCATTGAGGCAGGGGGCGCATTTGTTCGCATTTTCGCGGACGATTCGCCCTTGCGCCGAACACTAAAGCAAGCGGCAGACCGACTAAAAGCGTTTGCCAAGCCGCTAATAGGCGCTTCCAAGTTAATTGGCGGCGCCCTATTGGCGTCTGGTGCCGCAGCCGCTGCTGCTACTCGCAGTTTCGCAAACTATGGCGATGAGGTTGGTGACGCAGCCGCGCGAACCGGCCTAACGACAGAGGCGCTGTCTGAGCTGGGTTACGCAGCAAAGCTATCTGGTAGCGACCTGGGTACACTTGAAAAAGGATTCAGGACGTTCACTAAAGCGCTGGTATCTGGCGGCAACGTCCAGGCACTGAAGCAACTGGGGCTAGACCCTGAAACATTGAAACAGCAGTCACCAGATCAGCAACTGGAGGCTATTTTTGCGGCGTTTCAAAAGATAACCAACCCGACGCAGCGGGCAGCCCTAGCGATGCAGGTATTTGGCAAGGCTGGCGCGGATATGATACCGCTATTGTCTGCCAGTGGCGAAGAAATGGCAGCCATGCGGCAGGAAGCTAAAAAGTTTGGCGTAAGCCTATCAGCCGAGCAGGTAGCAGCAGCCCAGAATTTTAACGATGCTATCGACAAAATGGGTATGGCATTACAAGGCGTGGCCAACTTGATTGGTGGAGCGCTGGCCCCAGTTTTGACGTATCTGACCGACGCTGTACTGATAGCCGGCCAGGCGTTTGCGCAGTGGCTAATGGATGTTTTGAAGTTTGTCGCGTCAGCACAAACTGCGTTTGCGACATTGCAAGTGGCCTGGGCAGCGACGACCGAATTTTTTGGTAACGCATTTAGTTATGCGCTAGAGTATTTGTCTTCGCGCATGGTTGTAATGCAATCAGAAATAGAGGGCGTATTTGACACAGTAGCCACTAACATACAAATCGTCTGGGCTAAGGCCATGCAAGCCATGACCGGCGCGACTTTCAGCATGGTACAGAAAATAAGTAAGCCGCTGGCCGATGTGCTGCGAGGAGCAGGTTTAGACAGCGCAGCTAATTTTATTCAGGGGGCAGCTACTGGCATTGGCGTAGGCGCTCCCATGATCGCAGCCGAGCAGAGCAAAGAGTCAGCCAAGCTAGGTACTGAGCTAGAAAAGCGTAGGCAGCAGCGTGAGCTAGACCAGGCCGCCATGCTGGCGAACATTCAAGAGGACGCAGCCCGAGCTAGATCGCAGCGAACCCAGGCCGTGGTAGATGCTCAAACCAAGTTAGCCGAGTCTATGGCAGCAGATCAGAAGCGGGCCAGCGAGGAAGCGGCCAAGCGGGCTGAGCGAGCGCAGTTAGAGGCGGGTGTAGCCTTTGCGGGTGCAGGTGGTGGCATGGAAACCGCTGGGACGTTTGCAGCACAGGCCATTGCGGGACTTGGGGCGCAGAGCCTCCAGCAGGACATGCTAAACGCCCTTAATAAAGTGGCTG